TTTCCTGTTCCTTCTCCTTCGGGCGTGAAAATATTTAAAACTAAAATTCCTGTTAATGAATTTAATTTAGTGCTGCTTGTACCCATACTTAAATATTCAGAACTTCCAAATGTAGTAAGACATTGTATAAACTTTTCGTAATTTATAGAACTAAAAGGTTGGTTATAAAAAACAATAGGCAATGGCGGAGCTTTTTGTAATTCATCGACCAACCTACTTTCTATGGTAGCTCGAATACTATTTAAATCTAGAGCGGCCATTTTTACCTTCCTAAAGTACGTTTTATATCATTTATAACTTGTTTTACCTGTAATTCTGGATATCCCTTAATAGTACTTTGCCTAGTTCTGTATTTTCCCTTCCAAGAAGGAGGTAAGCTTATACCAAAAGCTACTGGCTCAGAATATTCGATATTAGTACTTACTATTCCTTCGTAATCCCTTATCGTACTTTGCCAACTTCTTTTTAACGTACCTCCTACTCCCGTTTCGTTTGGTTTAGGGTCCCAAACAGGCGTAGCTTGGACAACTAAAGACTCCCATTTAAAAGTTCCTTTCCGGACAGCCTTTTTTATTTTGGCTTCGAAATGATCGCCGATGCTTTCTATCCTTATCTGTCTTGCCATTACGCCCTCAAAAATAAATCATAGTAAATTGCGATATTTGCTTGTTCGTTTGTATCTACTCTAACTATTTTATATTCTATAGAACTAATTAAAACTTTATCTTTTGTAGTAGGGGTAAAAGTTAAACCTTCCGCCGATATAGTTAGTTTTTTATCTTCTTGCGAGATTAATTCGTTAACTTCTACGCTCGAAACGTTTTCTAAATTACCTTTTATATCTAAAGTCGTTTCGTTTTTTCTTACTTCGCCTGTGGCATCATTATATGAACTATTAGTAGTCCTTTTAATAGTAACCGTTCCGCCGAGTCGCAGTAATGTTTTACTAGATACTTTTTTAAGTCCTTTAGCTATACCCATTAGAGAACGTAAGCTATAACCGAGCCACTTGTTAATTTTATGCTTGTTATTACTCCTTCTATAGAACAATTAGAATTAATAGTTACGGCAGATTTGGTTCCAGTTATATTTTCAGAAACTAACGTATGTATTACGGTATCTTCTAAAGCTTTTACACATTGGAACCTTCCTGTATGTGTTGCTTGGTCATCAATAATTTTTGCTGCGGAATAGTGCATAATTAGCTCCTTTTAATAGCGACGTTGCCAGAACCGCTAATGCGAAGTCCGACTAAATACCTTTCGAATAGAGGAGGTACTCGATCAGCACCTACGGCTCCATAAAAATTAGGCTCTACGTCTAGATTACCAAGTTTTACTTTTTTGTAATCCTCTAGACCGCTTAATCCTAACCCATCTTTATTGTTATTTAAATATACGGCAAGGATAGTTTGTGCTTTTTTTACTTGTTCCGGTATTTCCGTTTCTGAATAGTAATCTGTAGAAATACGAAAAGGAAAACCAATAGAGTATGTATTTATATATGTATCCGGTTTTCTTACTCCTTGCCTCGGCCATTGCAATGATTGGGTATTTGTAACTCTAGCTCCTAAAAATCTTTCTCGATCTAGTCGTACTGTAGCTGTAAATAGTGCACGGTTTTTTTGATCGGTTGTCGCAGTAGCAAACGCAGTAACATCATCATCCTCAACGAGCCCATCTACTATATCTTGGGCTTCTGATAAAGAGACATAACTATTTGCTATGTTGCTTCCTATTGTTGTGTGTAATGTTATTGCCATTAGTTTTTGGTTTTTTCTTTTTTATAGAGGGTTTAGAGACTACCTTTACGGCAGCCTCTTGTTCCCTTACTCGCCTAAATGCGAATAAACCCACTTATTTTCTAAAAGCACTAACTGCAGTCGCACTCGTAACTCTAAAAATAAAAGTTCCGGAAGTATCGGCTGTAATGTCAGGCTCGCCAACGATAGTAACGTCAGAACCGGCAGTAAGAGTAAACTTGTGAGTACTCGCTGCTTTGTTAACAACGGTAAGTTCAAAAGTTTGACCAACTTTGTTCTGAGTACCTAAAGCTGTGAGAATCTCAGCAGCCGTTGGTGTTGTGATAGTCCTATTACCTGTAGGTGTTCCATCTACTATGCCTTCTATTGTTTCAGCAGTAGTAAGAACGTGAGCTCCGTTCTCCGTTTTGATAACTTTAGTTTTTGTAAGTTGACCAAAAGGAGGGTTTTGTAGTTCGAATAAACTAGCCATAATTAATTACCTCTAGTCTTGTGTGGAAATGTTGGTAGCTCTTACGATACCAATATTTTTTGTTTCGTAAACTTTCGACCAGTTGCCTACGGTTTCTAAAACTGAACGTGTTGGGTTGCTATCAGTAACCGCCCACTTAGTACCAACAGGGTGGTAGCAATAGTGAAGGTCAATAGCCATAGCGTCAGATTTAGCAAGAATATCTCTATCAGTTTCAGTTGTTAGACCGGCTTGTTCGCCACTAGCAACGGCTCCCTGAGTAAAGAAGTAAGATGCATATTCAGTAGATGCTCCGCTTCCTACAGTTTGAACGTCATCGGAAACGATAACTCTTAAACCGCAGTATGTAGGAACTGTATTTTCTCCGCCGTAAGCAGGGGCAATACTACCACCGGATGCTGTAGCTGAACCGCCGTTACCGTCGGAAGCTAAAACATAATCAACTAATCTTCGTTCTACTAAGTCATAATAAACAGCACTATGGACGCAAACGGCTGTTAACTTGTCACCTTGATCTCCTAAAAGAGCTTTTGCCTTCGCAACGTGGCGAGGACTTAAAACTGTAGGAGTATCGCCAGAACCGCCGTCGATAGTTAATTCGAATAAAGCAGCACTAGAAGTCGTTGTATTAACAGAACCAAAAACACCACCCAAGCAAGAAAGCAAATCTTTCTGTCTTTGGTTAGCGATAAATGCTCCTATTTTTTGGCCAATAGCAGCCATTGGGTCAGCACCCGCAGCCATAGCTGCTAAATCTCTTGATTCGAATGCTTTTCCTCTATGTAGGATTACTCCTACTTGTTTTCCAGTACCAATCTTAGAAGGCGAAAGTGATGAAGAATCTGATAAAACTTCAAAGTCGCCTGTTAAGTTAGCATTGAAAAAAGGTATATTGACGAAATCCCCACCTTCGGTAGCGTTAAGCTCCGCCATCGGTGCGACCACACCGCTAGCAAGAAAACTATCTCTAAGAGTAGTCTGCTGAATAACGTAAGGAGTAAAAACCTCTGGGATGATAACGTCACTTCTTAAAACAGCCATTTTTTAAATAAAGCCTAAAGTGTACGGTGTGGGCGTAACCCTAAATATCTGCGTAACAGAATTTATCTAATATTCTAGCGAGATTCTGCAATATTTCGCAACTTTTGCCATGTTTCTACACCATAAACCTTTGCAATTCTCGACTGTTCAGTAATATTTTCGCTATTTTTTAAAAAAGGCTTCAACATTTCTTCGCTGAAATTACCAGTATTTGTAGGCTTTGAGATAGGTGCTCCCGTTCCACTTATAGTTTTTGTTTTTAACAAATAAGGTTTTTCTTTTTCTAATTTATTTTTTACATAATCAGCTACGGGGATATGTTCATAACCGTCTACTATTACGGGCATACCGTCTTTATTTTGTATTTGATCTTTAGGAACTAAATTATTTAAAACCAGTTCGGGGTCATGTGTTATTTCGCTTAATGCCTGTAAAGCGGGAGTAATTAGTTCCAGTTCCCTAATACGTTTTTGCTGCTCATCTATTTTTGCTTTATCTTCGGCGGAGCGTTCTCTATACTGCTTTTCTAAAGCCGTAGTCGCTTCGGTGTACTTACCTTTTCTTTCTAGATCTTCTTGTTCGCTTTTTTGTTTGAAAGCTAAAAGAGAGTCGTAATCTTCAGGGATTACTTTTTCTTTCTTTTGTAATTTTCCTATAAGCTCGTAATTTTTAGCTTCTAACTTTTTAACGGAATCTCTAAGAACGTTTAATTCTTCGTTGTTAGGTGAAGGGGGCGTAACCACCTCTTTGTTTTCATCAGCCATAAAGACGTAATCTTTGTATATATATTAGTTATACTACCATTTAACTTTATCTGCCCAAAAAGCTGCACTTGTTTTTCCTTTAGCAATATTTTTAGCGTGTCTTGCTTTAAAACTTTTTCGTTTTGCTTTATCTGCATCCGACTCTCCTTTACGGGGAGGTTTTGTTCTTGCTCCTTGCATACCGAAACGGATTAATTTAAAACCGGTTCCTTGTTTTATAACAACAGCGTGTGACTTACCACTTTTATGGTTAGGGGTTCTTATAGGTTTATCGACGCCCGAAAACGTATGGCCACCCCTAGTAATTGCCATTACTTTTTCTTTTTAGGTGCTGCTTTTAATTCTGATCTTTTTTTTAATACTTTATTACCAGTAGATTCAGAAATAATTCTTACGACGGGATCATCTTTACTCCCGACCCTTGTTACAGTACCTCCGGACGGTCCTTTAATAGATGCTCTTTTACCTCCACTTCCGGTAACTTTACCAAAAGTTCTTTTCCCTCCATACATCCAACTAACCCTAGAACCTTTTTTCATTTCTTACCGCCTTTTTTTACCTTTTTCTTTTTCTTAGGTGGTCTTCCTACTTTAGAACCATAGGTTCCTTTTCCCATTGGCATGATAATTTAGGCAACTGCACTTATTATATCTTTTAATTTGCTTTTGGATATTTATTTACTAAATCTTTTAGACTTAATTCTGTCCCGTCATCCCTAATAATAAGCCGCAAAGCCTCTCTAGGACTCTTTTTCTTTTTATCTATTAAATAATTAAAAAACTTTTTTTTGTTACCTAAAGTCTTAGTTTGTATTGCCGGATTATCTTTTAACCAAGTACCGTAATTAGTATTTTGGGGAACTCTACCCGTAGCACTAGGTCTAGTATCGGGAAACATTCTTTCTAACTCATCATCATCAAGAACCGGCACGGTAGTAGAACGACAATTAAAATGTTGGGGAGGAATAGGTCCCTTATTATATTCGAAGATCTGACCATCCAAAGAAGCACAAATTAAACTTGTTCTAGAATCTAAAGTAGCAACGTATTGATATTTTGCCGTTATATCGGAGTTTGCCTGATATACAGATTGACTAGCAGCGTTTTGTACTTGATTAACCGTTGTTCTTACAACCGCCATAACTTGGTTATTTGCTAATTTAGTTCCGGTTCCGCCCGCTAGTCTTTGAGCTTTTGCCGTCATTTCTTGATTAGCTCCAAATCGTAATCTACCCCGCAACCTTCTACCTATTTTTGACATAGATTCGCCTTCCGTAATTCCTATTCTTACTTGGCTAGTAATAAGATCAGCTTGCGAATCTGCTATACCCCTAAAAGCTTTTTCTACAACGGCACCATTAGGTAAGGTTATTTGGGAACCTTTTAAAGCAGTTAAGCTAAACCCTCTTTGAACTGCGGGTTCTAATTGGTTAGGGAGATTTAAAATATTAATACGAGTAGGGTCTGTAGTTACTACGGAACGTGCAAAATCAGGACTTACGGAAACTACATTAATAGGAATATCGCCACTAGGAAATACTTTTCTAAGTTCGCTAGCTACAAAGTCGGTCTGAAATATAGCTAAACTATTTAGTTGTTCGACCATTACAGCGGTGCTACTACCCGACCAAGTTTCTAGGCTATCTTTCATAGTCGCTAACATAGCTCTTATTCTTGCAACGGTAGCCGGTGCCGTTACTTCATCTATAACCGCTAATTGGTTTGTTAAATCTAAAATTACATCGTTATAGTTAGTTATTATTTCACGAGCAACTCTATTACTAAACCTATTAAGGTCTATGGTTTCACGATAAAAACTTTCGGGAACTGACATTTATTAACTAGCATCATCTTCGGGTTCGGGACTTATTTCTTGTTCATCTGGGTCGGCTTCTACTTTAGGTGTCGCCATACTTATAAGTCCTCCGGCTTCCGTAGCTTCTAGTTCTTCTTCTACATCGAACTCATCTCCCAATACTTCGCCCTCGGTTAATTGTTCTAATAATGTTTTTTGGGTTATAGAACCGGAAGTATAGAGTTGTAAATATGCTTGTATTTCTGTCGGCTCTAATCTCTGAGATAAGAAGTCTCTATTAACAAAACAACTACCGGCTTCGCTTCCTAGATAACTAGCGTGAAACTGTAAACAGTTATCTATCATATCTTGCATTTGCTGTGCAACGACCATCATTGTTGAGTCGCCTTGCGAACGATCTATTTTTTTGCTTTCCGCTGTTTCAGCTGATAATTTTTGTCCTAATACGGCAGCTAATCCAAGCTCGTTTATTTGGTTTTCTAGCCTATCTAACCTTTTAAACTGAGCCTCGTAGCTTTTTCCCGCAGGTTCTATATACTCTGCCCGTCCGTCGGGTGGAAACGCTATAGCCTCCCCAGGTCCAGCCGAAACCTCTTCCGCCGCTTGTGAAAAGCCATAAAAGGCTAACATTGGAACGGCTGATATATGTAATTGGTTATCTAAATCACTTTGTATTTGGTATGCTTTTAAATTTAATTCCGCTATATCAGACATCGGAGGTCTTGATTCTAATAAATTAAGGCGATTAGAATACGCTACGGAAAAAGGAATACGGTTAAGAGGATTAGTACCCTCTTCATGCAAAATAAATTTACCTTTTTTATCTTTACGGTGTATTTCAAAATTAGTCGGAGTAAGTAACCTAACTTGCTCTGTTATCTTTTCTCCATAAAGTCCATCCGGTTCAGATACTTTTTCTAGTAATCTAAGTTGCGTAAATTTTAATTGGCCATCTATCATTTCAGTCCGCCACCCTAAAATATCCCTTGGAGTATAAGTAACCCAATAAGGTCTACCGCTTTCTCCGGAAGCAGGGGCATCTACTAAAACTCCTATATGGCCATAACGTATCATCTTACGGGCAGTCTCATAAGTCCAAACATTTAAATCATTACCCATTAAATCAACATCAAATAATTGGGTTCTTATATCATCGCTTGTATCATTTAGCCTTACTGGTTTTCTAGTAAGCATACCGGATAGCATTCTTTCCAAACGTATATAGTAAGGCGGGCAAACAGTTCGAGCCAAACGGTTATCATAACTTTCATCTAACTCTCTCGGCTCTTGCATTAAATATTTTCTATGTTTAGAACGCATCTGATATGTTCCGCCTAATAAATCCTCTATTAATATCCAATGTGGCTCTTGCTCAAACCAAGTGCTATTAGGGTCGTTTATTTCTACTCCTCTACTGCCCCCTGTTTGCCTGTTGTAATGACTATAGCCTGAGTACACTTTTTTACTCCGTTGTTTGTTTTAATAGTAGACAATAATTTTAATAAAG